AGGGGCAAACAACCCCGGATGTGTTCGACGAAACGGCGGTTGTGGGCACGCAGGAGTTTGCCAGCCGTATTCAGGCGGGCCTAATCCCAAACTATGCGCGCTGGGCTGAGTTGGCTGCTGGCAGCGACGTGGACCCCAACGAGGCGGGCGAGGTCAACAAGGCGCTCGAACAGGTCACGGACTACGTGTTCGAGATCTTGCAGAACAGCAACTTCGCCCAGGAAGCCAACGAGTGCATGATCGACACCGCGATCGGCACGGCTTGCCTCGAGGTCAACGAGGGCGATGCCGTCAATCCAGTGGTCTTTACCGCTGTGCCGCTGCCTGAACTGCTGATTGATACTGGCCCTGATGACAAGATCGACAGCTACTGGCGGCTGCGCAAGGTGCGCTTGTCGCACATTGAGACAGCTTACCCGGGTTCGGTTATCCCGCCTGACCTGAAACGCAAGATTGGCACGGCTGACGAGAAGGACACAGATCCACTGGTCGATGTAGCGCTGTGCATCTACCGCGACTGGACCAAGCCCACCGAGGTCAATGAGCTGCGTGTGTTCCTGCCGCAGCACAAGGCGATCATTCGCAAGCAGACGCTGAGCGGGATTGGCTCCAACCCCTACATTGGCTGGCGCTGGTCGAAGGTCGCCGGTGAAGCCTGGGGTCGTGGCCCGTTATTCAACTGCTTGCCTGCCGTGCGCACTGCCAACCTGGTCGTGCAGCTGACGCTCGAGAACGCTGAGATGGCGATCGCCGGGGTCTATACCGCCGAGGACGATGGGGTGATGCAGGTCGATAACATTCGGCTTGTCCCTGGCACGGTGGTGCCGATTGCGCCGGGCAGCGCTGGGCTCCAGCAGGTGACTTCGGCGGGTGACTTCAATGTCGGCCAGCTGATCCTCTCGGATATGCGCGCCAACATTAAGAAGGCGCTGTTTAACGAGACGCTGGGTTCGCCTGATACCACACCGATGAGCGCGACTGAGGTGGCGCAGCGCATGGCTGACCTGTCGCGCCAGATTGGTTCGGCGTTTGGCCGCTTGCAAGTCGAGTTCGTCAACCGGGTGCTGCAGCGCGTCATCTTCATTCTCAAGAAGCGCGGCCTGATCCAGCTTCCGACCGTCAATGGGCGCGAGGTCAAGATCGTGGCCACCAGCCCACTGAGCCAGGCGCAGGCGGTCGAGGATATCAACGCGGTGGACAGCTGGCTTGGCCTCGTTGGCCGCCATTTTGGCCCGCAGATGGTCAACCTTTACGCCGATGGGGCGCAAGTGGCTGCTTATACCGCCAAGAAGTTTGGTGTGCCCGAGCGCTTGCGCCGGGACGAGCGAGGCCGCGCCCAGCTGGCCCAGCAAATTGCCACGATCCAGCAAGGAGGAGAGAACCTTGGACCAGAAGTTGCCGGGGCCCCACCCGGTCTTGGGGCCTGACGGCCTGCCGCGCACCAAGGCGCAAGAGGACGAGCTTAATCTGCTGTTTGCCACGGTGTTCCGCACCACGGCAGCCAAGCAAGTGCTGTCCTACCTGCGCGCCATCACGATCGAAATGGTGGGCGGTCCGGAAATCACGGACGCCCAGCTGCGTCACCGCGAGGGCGCGCGCTACCTCGTCGGCATTATTGAAGCGCGCATTGCGAAAGGCATGAAGTATGACATTGGAGAGCAACACCCCGCCGCCCGCCGCCGATCCGGTCGCCGCGCCGCCCGCGCCGCCGGAGAATAACGGCACCCCGCCGCCCGCCGAGCGGCCTGACTGGCTGCCTGAAAAGTTCTGGACGCCGGAGGGCCCGAGCGTTGAGAACCTGGCCAAGAGCTATGTCGAACTCGAGCGGATGCGTGGCGCGTCGATTGACGACCTCAAGGCGCAGTGGGAAACCGAACGTCTTGCCGTGCGCCCGGAAAGCCCGGACAAGTATGAGCTGCCCACCCACGATGCGCTCGATGCCGAGCAGCTGGCCGCTTCTCCGGTAGTCGGCCTGTTCCGTAAGGTGGCGCACGAAGTCGGCTTGCCGCAGGAGGCTTTCACCAAGACCATCACCGAATATGCCGAAGCGGAAGTGGCGCGGATCGAGGCCCATGCGGCGCAGGAAATGGCCGCGCTGGGCGAGAACGCCAAGCAGCGCACCGAGGCGGTGGGCCTGTGGGCTAAGCAGCGGTTTGGCGACAGTCCCAAGTTCCAGGCAATTGCCCAGGTTTGCACCACGGCAGCAGGCGTCGAGGCGATTGAGGAGCTAATGCGCGAGGCTGGCACCCCAGCCACGACCGGCGACACCGGCCAGACCACGACCGATCCCGCGCAGGAAGAAGCCGAAATCCGCAAGCTGATGGACAGCCGGGCCTATTGGGATCCCAAGCAGCGTGACGCCTCGGTGGTCGCCCGCGTCGAAGCCTTCTTCGCCAAGAAGTATGGTGGCCGGTGATCACGGTCCGCGAGATCGAGCCGCTTGACCTGCACCAGACGCTCGACCTTGGGCGTTTGATGCAGGCTGAGGCTCCGGCCTATCGGGATTATCCCTTCGAGGATGAGCGGTTTTCCGCCTGGTTTGCGCTCTGCCTCGAGAACCCCGACTGGCTGGGGCTGGTTGCCGTCGATGACCTGTGCGGCGTGATTGGTTTCCTGGCGATGGGCTGCGCGCCCATGATCTTTTGCTCGGCGCGCACGGCAGATGACCTGGCCTTCTTTGTCCATCCCAAGTGGCGCGGCACTACGGCGGCGGTGCGGCTGATCCGGTCGATGGAAGCCTGGGCTCAGGCCAAGGGCGTTGCGCAAATCCGCATGGGCCTGACTACCGGCACAAATACCGAAAGCGCGCGCAAGTTCCTCGAGCGGTTTGGCTACCAGCTTGAGGGCCTGGTGCTGGTCAAGCGCAACTAGTCCATTGCTGGCAGCGGCTTGCCGCGCGAAATCACGCGCAGGCCCGCACGGCGACACCGGCCCGCAAGGACAACCGGACTGGACCCAGGCAGCGGATAACCGGACCCCACCAGCTCAAAGGATTTTCACATGGCTATCGACATTTCCGATGCTTTCGTGAAGCAGTTTGAGAGCGAGGTTCACATGGCTTATCAGCGCATGGGTTCCAAGCTCCGCAACACTGTGCGCACGAAGAACAACGTCAAGGGCAGCTCGACCACCTTCCAGAAGGTCGGCAAGGGCACCGCTGGCACCAAGTCGCGTCACGGCAACGTGCCGGTCATGAGCATCGACCACACCCCGGTCGAGTGCACGCTCGCTGACTTCTACGCCGCCGACTACATCGACAAGCTCGATGAGCTGAAGGTCAACCATGACGAACGCAATGTCGTCACGCAGTCGGCTGCTGCCGCGCTGGGTCGCAAGACCGATGACCTGATCATCACCGCGATGGACGGCACCACCAACACCGCCACCGAAGCCGGCACCACCGGCCTCAACACCACCAAGATCAACACGGTGTTCGAGTATTTCGGTAACAACGACGTGCCGGACGATGGCCAGCGCTTCTTCTGCATCAGCCCGGGTGGCTGGACGGATATGCTGGGTATCGCTGCGTTCACCGATGCCGACTACGTTGGCTCGGATGACCTGCCTTACAAGGGCGGGATGGTTGCGCGCCGCTGGATGGGCTTCATGTGGTTCGTCCACTCGGGCCTGCCGGTTGCCTCGAACATTCGCAAGAACTTCGCCTGGCACAGCTCGGCTGTCGGCCACGCCTCTGGCGCGGAAGTCGTGACCGAACTGAACTACATCCCCGAAAAGGTCGCGCACCTCGGAACCAGCTATATGTCGCAGGGCTCTGTCCTGATCGACGCCACTGGCTGCTACGAAGTGCAGGCTTACGACGCGTAAGGAGCACGGACCATGCCGCTGACTGCATCCACTCTGTTCAAGGTGGCGGGCGCCAATCCGGGCCTGCACATCTACAAGACCGCTGACGCCATCAATACGGTGACGGGCTCGGGTTACTTCAACGCGGTGACTGACAACCTGCGCCAGCATGATGTCATCATCGTTGTTTCGGAAACCGGGGGCACGCCGAAGATCGACAACATCTTCGTCACCAGTGCTGATGGTGCGGCAACTGTTACCACCTCGGCCACCGAGGGTGTGACTGGCACCTAATCCCTGGGGCCGGCCACCGAGGCGGCGTCAGATCGGGCCGGCTGCGTTCTCTCCCGCAGTCGGCCCTTTTCGTATGGAGGCATAGATGAGCACAACGGCCATCGACATTTGCGCGCAGGCACTGGTGATGATTGGTGCCGCGCCGATCAGCTCGTTTGACGATGGCACGACCGAAGCCACGGTATCGTCCGTGCTTTACGAGCAGACTGTGCTGGATCACCTGTCGCGCTATCGCTGGCGCTTTGCGATCGGTCTTGAGCAACTGAGCCGCCTGGTCGATGCACCAGCTGCGCGCTGGGATGCGGCTTATCAGCTGCCGACCACCTGCCTGCAGCCTTTGACCGTGCTGGTAAATGACCAGCCAATCGACTTCGACCGTTACGAGGATCGGATCTTTTGCAACGCGGTCGAGGCTGACGAGGTGTTTCTCGAGGGTGTCTATCGCGTCAATGAGACGGCGTTCCCGGCGTGGTTTGCGACCCTGCTGCAACTGCAGATGGCCAGCCATTATGCCTTGGCAATCGCGGCCAAACCTGAGCTTGCGGACTATCTCGACAAGAAGGCGCTGCGTCAGGCGGCGCTTTGCCGCAACATTGACAGCCAGGCGCGCACCGCGCCGGATCTGCGCACCAAGACCTTGATCACTGGCCGTGAAGGCCGGACGCGGATTGGAGGCCGGTAATGTCGATGCACCAGCTGCAGACCAACTTTGCGAGCGGTGAGGTTGATCCGCTGATGCAGTTCCGGGTGGACACCGGGGCTTATCAGAACGGGGCTTCGTCTCTGCGCAATGGCCTGCTGCTTTCAACGGGTGGTGTTGCGCGGCGACCAGGCACACTGCATCTGGCCAACCTCACTGGCCAGGCGCGGCTCTTGCCCTTCGAGTTCTCTGCTGGCGAGCGTTATGTGCTGGCGCTCTGCAATGCTCGGCTTGACGTTTATTCTACAGCGGGCGCGCTGCTCACCAGTGTTACGACCGGCTGCAACTGGACCACGGCCACGCTGTTCGAGCTGACCTATACCCAGGTGGGCGACGTGATGATCGTCTGCCACAAGGACTGGCAGCCCCAGGTTATTCGCCGCACCGGAGCAAGCAGTTTTACTGTGACCAACTTTGCCTTCGATCAGGCTTCGAATGGTCGCAAGGTGTATCAGCCCTACTACAAGTTCGTCGATGACGCGGTGACAATCAGCTGCTCGGGCACGACGGGCTCAGTCACGGTCACGGCCAATGCGGCTGTCTTTACCAGCGACATGGTGAACCAGCGGCTGCGCTGGAAAGACGTCGAGCTGGCAGTCACAGCCTATACCAGCGCCACCCAGCTTACGGCCACGGTGCAGGGCACGATCATCGGGCGCTATGACCCCGATCCCTTTCGCACGACTGGTGGCTCGACCACGGTGGAAGTGACCCATGTGGCCCACGGCTTTGCCAATAGCGCCAGCATCACAATCAGCGGCGCGGCTGATGTTGGCGGGATTACGTCGGCCAACCTCAATGGCACCCGCACGATTACGGTAGTCGATGATGACCATTATACGATTGTGGCGGGCGGGGCGGCCACGACCAGCGCGGACGGCGGCGGGCCTTCGGTCGAATACACAGGCTCGAACCTGGCCACGACCGATTGGAGTGAGCCGGTGTTCTGTGCGCGCAATGGCTGGCCGAATGCGGTTTGCTTCCACGAAGGGCGGCTGTGGTTTGGCGGCACGGGCGGCATTCCTGATGGCCTGTGGGGTTCTTCGCTCTATCGCTACTTCAACTTCGATGTGGGCGAGGGGCTGGACAACGACAGCATTCAGGTGACGATTGGGGCCGAGGACATTTCCAATGTCCGTCACCTGGTGTCGCACCGCGATCTGCTGATTTTCACCGCGCTGGGCGAGTTCTTTGCCCCAGTGGCGAGCAGCAACACTTTGACCCCGGCAACGATGCGGGTGCGCCGTCAGACGCCCTATGGCTCCTCGACGGTCAATCCGCAGCCGCTTGATGGGGCGGTGCTTTACGTCCAGGGATCGGGCACGGCAGTGCGTGAGTTCATCTACAACGATGCTCGCGGCGGCTACGAAAGCACGAACCTCAATATCCTGGCTGGCCACCTGTTGAGCCAGCCCAAGGACATGGCCGTGCTGTTTGGCACGACCGATCGCTCTGAGCAGTATGCTGTCCTGGTCAACGGCAATGGCTCGGCAGCGGTGTTCCATTCGGCCCGAGCGGAAAACCTCGCGGGCTGGGTGCCGTGGGACACCGATGGCGACTTTGACAGCGTGGCCGTGGTGGGCGAGGCAATCTATTTTGCGGTGCTGCGTGGCGGCAGCTATCGCCTCGAGCGCGTGGCGGCTGATCGCACGCAGTCACTGGATGGGGCAACGGTCTACACGGGCGCTTCGAGCACAACCTGGACAGTAGGCGCGGCCTATTATGGCAAGACGGTGCAGGTTAATTCAGGCAACCTGCACATTGGCACCTTTACGGTGGGCGGTGCTGGCCAGTTGGTTTTGCCGGTGGCCGTGACCACGATCACGGTGGGCTACGACTACACTTTTGCGGTGCGCACTTTGCCGATCAATGTGCAGCTCAATACTGGGCCGCGCACTGGCCTACCCAAGCGGATCAACCGAGTGATTGTCGGGATCTATTCGACGCTTGCCGTGTCCATTGATGGCAACCGGCTGTTACTGCGACAAGTCAATGATGACCTTTCGCAAGCGCCCGATCCTGTGACGGGAACCTACGAGTTCTGGTTGCTAGGCTGGCAGAAAAACGCGGTGGTCGAGATTACGCAGAGTGAGCCGCTGCCCTGCATCATCATGGGGCTGCAGCTGGAGGTTATGGTCTGATGTGCATTTCGCTCGGGGTTCTGGCCATTGGCAGCCTGGTCACAAGTGCGGCCAGCACGGTCATGGGTATTTCCGGGGCCAACGCCAACGCTGCGGCCCAACAGGAAATGCTCGATTTGCAGCGCAAGCAGATGCGCGACCAGATGGAAATGCAGGTGCTGCAAGCCAAGGAGGCCGCGCTTAACCGGATGGAGGAATACCGCCGGGGCCGTGCCGCAAATCTGGCGGCAATGGCGGCATCGGGTGTAACCAACATCAGTTTCTTGCAGGGCATCATCCCGGCTGAAGAAGCAGCGCTGCGCACCGATTTGGCAAACATTCGCCTGGGCTTTCTTGGCAACCAGAACCGCATGGTTGAGGAAATTCGCGTCAATCGCTTGAACAGCGCTGTCACAGAAACGAACCGCAAGACTGCGATTGCTGGCTCGCTGATCAACTTTGCCGGTTCGGCCATGCAGATTGGCAATTTCTACCAGACCTACAAGACGCCAAGCGCCATGCCCAAGGGCAAGGTGTCGGTTGGCGGCGGTGATCCCGGCCAAATCGTTGTGACGCGAGGGAAGTAAACAGCATGGCAATCGAACCTTTCCGGCAGCGCATTGGCATTCCCGATGGGGCGGGCGTCACTTCGCAGGGCGTAGGCCGTGTTGCTGACTTGAGCAACGAGCTGTCTGGCCTGGCTGGCACAGCCATGCAGATCATGGAGCCGCGACTTAAGCGCAGGGCGCAGGAGCAGGCGGTGCAGGATGCAGCGCGCACTCTGATCGGCAAGGACGAAAATGGCAACTATGTGATGCCTGACACGCCGGCCGGTGCTGGGGACGTTTACGCGGCAACCTTCGATGGCGCCAAACGCGAGCAATACAAGCTGGCCGTGCTCAACGATGCCGAGCTGCAGTTCAACCAGATCTATTCCGATCCAGCCAACATCGGCAAGCCGCCCGAGGAAATGCGCCTGCTGGCCGAGAACGTGCTCAGTGGGATCATGGGCGCAGTCGATCCGTTTGTCGAAACCGAGATCTACGAAAACCTGACCCGGGAAATCCGCCAGCGTGACCTGGCCGCCAACAATGCCTGGCTGCGTCAGGAAACCGAGCTGATGGAGAAAGGCTTTGCCAGCAAGGTCAGCGAGGCGACCGAGAAGGCGACCGAAGCCTTTGCCAATGGCAGCGAGGAGGACGGCGCGCGCGAGGCGGCCAATGGCCGGGCGGCGCTGCAACAGCTGGTCAATCTGCGCAGGGCCCCGCGCGAGGCGCTTGACGCCTTTGACCGCCAGTTCGAGAGCGTGCGCGCGGCGGGCCTGTTCCTGCGCGATGTGCGCGCCGATTTGGGCGAGGGAACGCTGTTTGCTGACGATCTGCAAAAGCTGCAGTCGATGCTCGATGGGACCAGCGACGAGACGGTAATTGTCGGCGGCAAGGAATATACCGGCGATGCGCTGCGCGCATTGATCCCGGACACGGCTATGCGCACCCAGTTGATGGCCAAGCTCAATCGGCGCGAGGCCGAGCTGCTCAAGGACGAAGCCGCCCGCGCCGCCGAGGATGAAGCGATTGGCCTGATGGCTGGTGTGCCGATGGGCGGCAACCGGCCTTATGGTGTGAGCGACGAACAGTGGACGGATGCGTGGACCGCCTGGGCCACGCAGGAAGGCGTGGACCTGATGAGCCCGGAGGGCGTGACGCGCGCGTTCCATCGCTCTCCCGATCTGCCCGAGGGGCTTTACAAGCGGGCCTTTGCCAACATGAGCGCGCGCACTCCGCAGGAGCTCGAGCGCATTCTGCCGCTCTATCAGACGATGCAGAATATGCTGGGCCGGGACGGGCAGACGGTTCCCATTGCCGAGGGCTTGATGGACCCGGATGACAGCGCGTTTCTTTACCACTATTCGGCCGCGCGCCGGATGCAGGCCGCGCCGCAGGATGCTGCGGCCCGCGCACGCACTGCTGTCGCGGCAAAGGTTGGTATGCCGTCTGACCAGCTGCGCGCCATGCTGCGCGAACGCGGCGGCTACAAGGACAACACGGTCCTGTTCGACAAGCTCGATGATGAGGTTGGGGTCAACTGGGAATACCTGAATGCGCGCGCCCAGGATGCGATCCAGCTCGACGTGGCACAGCAAGTGGCGATGGGTGTCGATCTCGACACAGCGCGCAAGTCGGCCGGACTGCGGTTTAAAGCCGGTTGGGAAAAGCAAACCTTTTCGCTTGAGAGCGCGATCCAGCAGAAGCGCGGGCGCGGCAACGCCTGGGTGGAAAAGGGTGCCACCGTTCCGAAGATCATGGACCCGCGCAACCCGCGCGAGAAGAATGACGGATGGGTGACGAATTATGTGCAGGAGGCGATCCGGCAGTGGGGTGGAACCCAGCTGCCCGGCGTTCCGGCTGCCAAGGATCTCATGTTTGGCACCAACGTCTGGCTGCAGCCGACCGGCCGGCGCACCACCAACGGCGGCACGCAGTTCGCGCTGATGTATTGGGACCCCGAAAAGGGCAATGCGCCGACTGCACTGATGAACAAGCAGGGCGTGCCGATCCAGCTCGAGTTTGATCGGGCGGCCAAGAAGCAGCAGCTTCACCTCGAAAGCGAGTTCAAGCGCCGGTCCGAGCGCGCTTCAATGCGCACGCCTTCCACGCCTGTCACCTATATGCCGGGATCAAGCAGTGCGGCGGGCAACCTGTTGACGCCCAGCCCGGCGACCCTTGGCCTGCGCTATGCTCCGGTGCAGCTGGACGATGTTGCGCCGCCGGGATTGGAGCGTGGTCTCCTTACCAGCTCGGCAAACAACTGGCCCGGCGTGGCGCGCGCTCTGGCCTCTCGCTACGGGCTGCGGCCGGAACACGTTGCGGCTGTGATTTCCTACGAAACCGGCGGCAAGTTCGATCCCGATGTGTGGGGCGGCAAGAACAACAACCACTTTGGCCTGATCCAGTTTGGCGCGGCTGAGCGGGAGAAACATCTGCGCCCCCTGCTGGGCAAGCGCCGGTTCGAGGACGCGACCCCGCAGGAGTGGGCGACGGCCATTGGCAGCTTCCTTGACGAGCGCGGGTTCAAGCGCGGGATGAGCGTGCTCGATCTCTATTCGACGATCAACGCTGGCCGCCCAGGGCTTTACAATCGCTCGGACAATGGCGGCAAGGACACGGTTCGCAGCCATGTTCAGCGGATGTTGCGCGATCACGTGGGCCCGGCAAAGCGGTGGCTGGCAACCGGCTAGGTTCCAGCGCACATCAGCGCGCGGATGCGCGGGGTGTGAGGTCCGTTGACCTGCTTGCCGACCAGTTGGGGTGGCCCGTCGACTGGCGCACCGCCGGTGCTCATGGCGGTCTTGACCACGCGCACGATGCCGGTCCGGCAATTGACGCTGTATTCGGCATAGATCGCGGTGTGGTCATCGATTGCCGATATGAGCAGGGCGGTGCGCCGCGTGGCCGGTCCCTTGATCGTGTCGGCTACTAGGACGGTGCGCGGACCAACCTCGATCATGGTGTCAAGCGGCGCGGCGGCCAGCAATAATGGCAGAAGCATAGGGTTCTCTCTTGTCCTTTGCGAAAGCCCGGCGGTGATCGCAAGCTGTCCAGCAAATTGCAACGAAAGGTTTTCTCATGGCCTCCTCGCCGCCTGTCTATACCAACACGCCTTATGACGTTGCCTCGTTCGATACGGGCGATGGTAGCTGGCGCAATTGGGGTAGCGCCGTGTGGGACGCGATTGCCTTGCAGCCAGTTTATCAGGCGATGGGCCGCAGCTACGACATGATCACCACGGCCAGCCCGGAGCGGTTCAACCCGTTTCGGGGCGACTACCTCAAGGGCTACGAGGGATACGCCGACGAGTTCATCAACACCTATTCGCGCGCCGAGGCTGACGCCATGAAGGCGCGGATCGAGAAGAACAATGTGCGCCGCGCCAATGTCGAGCAGAACCTGGGCTTTGGCGGGATCATGCTGGCCGAGCTGTTCAACCCGGTGAACCTCATTCCGTTGCCAGGCGTCACCGGCGTGGGCTTCGGGCGCGGGCTGGTGCGCGGCATGGCGGGCTTTGGCGCAACCCTGGCTGCGGAAGAAACGCTGCGGCAAGTTGTCGATCCGACTGCGACCAGCGAAGAAAGCTGGAACAACATGGTCTATGGCACGCTGTTCGGCGGGATCGTGTCAGGCGGGCTGGGTATGTATGGCGCGGCTAATGCGCGCGAGCTGGGCGAACGCTTTGCCGCCGAGATCCGGACGCAGGCGCAAGGCGATGGCGGCGCGGCGGTAGACCTCGAACCGATCACGCACTCGGGCACCAACTTTGTCGCCCGTCCGACCGGCAACGTCGAGACGGGCGTGGCGCGCGCCTATGGCCTCGAGAACCAGACCAAGCTGACGCTGTGGGGACGGCTCAAGGCCAGTGGCGTCCGGGCAGTCGAGGATTTTGCAGACGCCCTGGCCGGCGACTATGGCACCATGTCGGCGCGTAACCGTCAGGGATTGGCAACCGAGACATCTGCCTATCTGGCTTCGCAGCTGTGGCGTGGTCAGGCCGCGGATTTCACCACCAACCTCAAGCGCGTATATGCTCGCTACCTCAAGGGCGGCGATGGCGGTGTCGAAGTGATGGGCGTCAACCTTGCAACTGCGCCGCAGGAGCTGCGCGAGGTGTTTGGACGCGGCGGCCGCGCCGATGGCAAAATGACCTTCGAGGAGTTCAAGGACGCGATTTTCCGGGCGCACAAGCGCGATGGCATCGAGACGGACAACCCGTTCGTGCGCGAGGGCGTAGACCTGACCCGCAAGTTCTTCGACGGGGCAATGGAAAAGGGTGTGGCATCCGGCGCGATCCGGTCGGCCGAAGGCTTCAAGGTGCTGTTGCAGCGCCGGGCAGCGGCGGCGCGCTCCAAGCTGGCCCGGTTCGATGAGCTGGCAGCCAAGACCGATCGGTCGGTCAACGAAACCGTCGAGCTAATGGAGCTTGCTGCCCAGCAGGAGAAGATGCTGCGCTGGTTTGACCAGCAGCTTGACGCCGATTTGCCGACTGACGAGGGCCTGGCTGCCGTGCTGGACGAGATCGAGCGCGCGGCTGCCGAGCGACTGGCGCAAAAACAAGCAACCCGCGACAGCCTTGTCGCCAAGGGTGAGCAGCGCCGGAATGAGGTGGCTGATCTGCTCAACCAACTGAATGCCAGTATCGAGGCTCGGGCGGCCAAAGATGCGCGGCTGCTCGAATACTTCAATCAGAAGGAAGCTCAGACTGGTTTGACCGAGCGAGAGCGGGCTTATCAGGAGCAGCTGGTGGCGCGGCTTGGCCAGCTGCAAGGGGAGCGGGCTGGCCGGATCTTCATCGAGTATGCCCCGCCCGAGGTCGACGGGATCAAGATTGCCTATGGCCCCACTGGCAAGCGGGCTTCAGCCTATTTCGATCGTTCGACCGGCACCGTTCATTTCGACCTGACGGCTGTTCTGGAAAGCTGGCAGGCAAAGCCCTGGCGCGAGCCCAAGGTCGAGGGCGTCAAGGCGCTGACTGACGACATGTTCCCGACCCCGGAGGCATGGGCCGAGTTTGTCCTGCGGCATGAACTGGCGCACACCCGCGTCGAGCGGTTCAAGGCGAAGGGCAATCAGGCGGCGGCCTATACCAAGGCCGATTACGAAAACGCCATGAACGCCATCGCGTTTGAAGAAATGCGTCACCTGTTCGATGTTCCGGCCATTGAGCGCTTTGCCACGCCTAAGCAGCAAGAGCTGGTGGCTAAGCTCAAAAGCGAACTGGCGGACAACCCGGGGGCCATCCTGACCAAGCGCCAGCGGGAATACCTTGACGCGCTCGAGGCCGAGCTGGCGGGCAAGGCAGATAGCTATGCGGGCCCCAAGAACGAGCCGAACTATATTAGCCGCGTGTGGGACATTGACGCGGTGCGGCACGACCCTGAGCGCCTGACGACCATCCTTGAGCAGTGGTTCAAGGAGAACCCCCTGCCGGGCGCGTCGATGAATGATGGCGCAATTCGCCGCCGCGCCGAGGAAGCGGTAAGCCAGATCATGCGCGAGGCCGAGCTGGGCGAACTGCAGATTGCCAGGGGCGGGGGCGGGGCCAGCTTCCTCTCGAGCCGCAAGATCGACATTCCCAACGAGCTGGTGGCCGACTTTCTTGTGACCGATGTGGAGCAGATCGTGCGCCATTACAGCCATCGCTTCGGGCTGGTGCATGAGTTTGCCCGCAAGTTTGGCACCTCGGACGCCGAGGATGCGATGGACGATGTGATCCTTCAGTCGATCCGCGAACTCGACATGGCCGATGTGACCGAGGGGATGAACCAGATCGGCAAGCTGCGCCAGGACATGACCACGCTGCGCGACACTGTGACTGGCGCGATCTATTCAACTGACCCGGCCATGATGAACCGCCGCCGTCTGGCAGCTGGCTTGCGCGCCTATGGCACAGTGACTTCGCTGGGCCGCGCGGCGCTGTCATCCGTGCCTGAGCTGGCGCGTGGCATGATGGTGATGGGGGCCAGCCGCGTGTTCGGCTTTGCGCTCGATGGCTTGCTGGCCAATCGCAAGGCGCTGGCCGAGGTAGGCGAGGAAATGCGCGCGCTTACCGGCGAGGGTGTTGATGCCGTGCTGTCGACGGCTCCCGATCGCATTGTCGAGACAGGCGGGCCAACCGGGGCTGCCAGTAACAAGCTGGGCCGGATGATGCAGAAGGGCGTTGACTTCGTGCATGGCCCTTATTTCCTGCTTAACGGCCTGGCCGCGTTCACTGACATGACCAAGCGTCTCAACATGACCTTTATCAACCAGTTCATGATCGAGGACATGGCCAAGCTGGTCGAGACAGGTGATCCCAAACTGGCCGAACGACTGGCCAGCTACGGCCTGTCGGCGGATGATGCGCGCCGGATTGTGCAGGAAATGCCGATCGAGAAAGAGGGCCGGATCTATCTTCCCAACGTGGGCGAATGGAGCGATGGCGACCTGGCCACGCGTTATCTTGCCGCCGTGACCGGGATGAGCCGCCGGATCGTGCCGACTGCTGGCGTGGCCGACCTGCCACAATTTGTGAAGGGGTTCATCGCCGGACGCGAGTTTCCGCTGCTTACCCTGCCGTTCCAGTTTATGAACTATGGCTTTGCGGCTGTGAACAAGGTGCTGCTCTCGAGCCTGCAAGGGCGCGACCAGTCTCCTTTGACTGGCATGGCCATGATGATCGGGCTGGGCTGGATGTCGCAACAGCTCAAGACCGATGACGAGTATTGGCACCGGCTGCCGCTCGAGGAGAAAGTGCTGCGTTCGTTCGACTCTGCGGGCGTTCTCGGGCTTTACCAGGACTTGCCGCACAAGCTCGAGGTAATGACCGGCGGCACTCTTGGTGTTCGGCCGGCGCTGGCTGGACTGGGGCTGGATGTTAAGCCGTTCAACAGCGATCCAAACTATGCTGACTATGCCGACCTTGGCGGTCCGGCAGTGGGCAAGATTGCCGACCTCACGCGCATTCTGGCGGGCGATGACATGGGCGACCGGGAAATGGCTGGGATCATCCGCCGATCGGTCCCCTTGAACGATGTGCTGTGGTGGCGCGACAGCCTGGTCAGCGCCGAACGCTATGCCTTTGAGGCCATGGAGGACTAGTCCATTGCGATAAAAGGCTGCGTGCCGTTCTTCGGGCCCAACGGAGAACGGCACATGGCTCTTGCAATCAACGACACTGAGGCTCGACGCCAATACACGGCGACCAACGGCCAGACGCAATTTACCATCCCGTTCGAGTTCTTCACCGCCAGCGACATTGTGGTCTATGTTGATGGGGTCGAGCAGGTCAGTGGCTATACCGTCTATGGGGCCGGGGCTGAGGGCGGCGGCTACATTACCTTTACCAGCGGACGCACGGCAGGCGAGATTGTTACGCTTGTTCGGGACATTCCGGTCGCACGTTCAAGTGATTTCCCACTGTCCGGCCCGTTCTCGATCGAGGCGCTGAACGTTGAACTGTCGCGTCTAACGGCCATTGTCCAACAGCTTGAAACGGTCATTCAGAACCGCTGCTTGCAGCTGTCGGCATGGGACACCGCCATTGGCGTGACGGTTCCCGAAGTGGCCAACCGCAAGGGCAAGCTGCTCAAGTTTGATGACACGACCGGCGAGCTCGATGTGATCGGCGTCGATGCTTGGACGATCCCAGCAATTGGCCCGACTGGCCCGGCAGCCTGGGCTGCTCCAGTCGCCTGGCAAACCAGCACCGCCTATACCGCAACAGCTCCGCGCTCGACTGTGGTGCAAGCTGGCGAGACTTATGTGTGCCTTGTCAGCCACACCTCAGGTGTTTTCGCAACTGATCTGGCCGCAAACCGCTGGATCAAGGTGGCGTCCAAGGGCGCTGATGGCGCGGGTTCGCCAACCTGGGGCGGCATCGGCGGCACGCTTTCTAACCAGACCGATCTGCAGGCCGCGCTGGGCGGCAAGGCAGCGCTCGGCGCTAACGGCGATATCACTTCTCTGACGGGCTTGGGCAACGGTTCTGCCTCGGCAGTCTCGATCCGTTTTGGCTCGGCTAACACGGGTCTGTTTCGCCCGGCTACCGACACGGTGGGCGTGGCCACGGCGGGAACTGAGCGGCTGCGCTTCCTGGCAGCAGGTGGGATTACCAGCGAAAACGTGGCGGCAGCCGTGGGCTACAAGGGCATTGTTTCGAATGCCAAGACTGGGGCCTATCAGATTGCGGCGGGCGACATGGGTATGTCGATCGACATTACCACGGGCGGCATCACCATTCCTGACAGCCTGCCTGATGGCTTTGCCTGCCAGGTGTTCAACAACTCTGGCTCGACGCAGACCATCACTAAGTCGGGCAGCGAAGTGATGCGCAAGGTTGCCGGGGCGACGGCCACCAGTGTGACGCTGGCTGGCTATGGCAAGGCGTTCATTGAGAAGCGCGGGACGGTCATTCTCATTGACGGAAACGTCACGTGAGCGGTGTCTTGATCGCTGCAGCTCGAGGGCGCGCAGCCAGCGGCCCGGTTAGCGTGTCGATCAGTCCTGTCAGCCAGACCGAAAGCGGGCTCACCAACGCTTATACCATGAACAGCTGCGCCGTTACCGTCACCAACGGCACGGCCAGTAGCTACACCTGGTATTTTGCCAACCAGCTTGATGGCACCTGGGCAATCAATGCCGGGCAGGGGACGGCAACTGCCACGCCCCGCGTGACCGGCGTGCTGCCGAGCACAATCGCATACGCCGACTTCAAGTGTGACGTGGTGGTCAACGGCGTCACCTACACCGTCACCTGCGCTTTGTCCTACGAGAACGCCAATGTTGAGTAACGAAATGGTCAGCCACGAAGATCTCCAACGCTCTCTCGGCCGCGTCGAGGGTAATCAAGACGGGTTCCGCGAACGCATGGATCGCTTTGAACAGCTGCTGGACAAGGGCTTTAGCGAAATGCGCGAGGCGCATGGCGAGATGATGAAGCGTCTGGCCGTGATCGAGGACAAGGAAAGCGAGCGACGCGGAGCCTGGAAGGTCATTGTTGCCGTGTCGAGCTTTGTCGCGGCCATTGTCGCGGCGCTGGTGGCCGGGCTGCTCAAGACCTTCCTTAAATAGGAGACCGTCATGCCGATTGCATTGAGCGAACGCTCGCTGACCAAACTCGAGGGCGCGCACCCGGATCTCGTTAAGGTGATCAAGCGCGCCGCAATCCTGTCGGACATGGAGTTCACCGTGCTCGAGGTGCTGCGCACGGTTGCGCGGCAGAAAGAGCTAGTGGCCAAGGGCGCCAGCAAGACCATGAAGTCGCGGCATCTCCCTGGGCCTGACGGCAAGAGCCGGGCGATTGACATTGCTCCGCTCGATGGCGGGCAGGTGTCGTGGGCCTGGCCGCAGTATCACCGGCTTGCGCCAATCATCAAGCAGGCTGCGCGTGATGTGGGTGTGCCAATCGAATGGGGCGGGGATTGGCGCACGTTCAAAGACGGCCCGCACTGGCAACTGCCGTGGAAGGAATACCCATGAAGCTGATCGAGAACTGGGCGGAAACCTTGTGGCGTGCCTGGTCGGTGCGCCTTGCTGCCATTGCTGGCGTGCTGGCTGGCTATCTGGCAGCCAATCCTGATGTGACCCAGGCGCTGCTCGAGCTGCTGCCTGATGGCCCGATGCGCACGCTGGCAGCCGCAGCTGTCGGCCTGTTTGTGTTCAGCGTGGCAACCGGCACCCGGATTGTTCAGCAACGCAAGCGAGGAGAGTGACGATGTTCAAGGGACTGCTGCGCAAGCTGGGCCTCAAGGGGCCTGCCGTTGATGTGGTCGATACTATTGCCAGCCAGGTTGCTGACAAAGCAACAGGCGGTGCGGCAACTGAAGTCGATGAGGCGGTTCAGGCGGTGAGCCGCGAGGTCAAGAAGCGGAAGAAACCCAAGCCATAGGGTGTGTCAAGATTTGTGTCCTGACAACATCCGCTCAATTTGTGCAGCAGCCTCGATGTTGAGCGACATACGCCACCGATCGAACCACTGGCTCAGTGCAGCACGAAGCTGATCGTCGTTGGAAACCACCGGCTCGGCAACGGAAACGGGGGCGGGCTTCTTCTTGCTCGGCATGGTAGCTCCTGTGTCAATCTTTGTGCCTGCGTGGATGCAGTTTAAATGCTGCATCGGTGCATGACAAGCGTGATTGAATGGCGGAATACCGTGCTTTTCTGCGTTTGCTGGCGGCGACTGCAACGGTTTTCAAGACCGCTGCCTTAAACCACTCGGCCACCTGTCCAGCCTAGGAAATCCGCCGTTTCACGTGGAACAGACCGCTGTGGGTGTGTCCAGATTTGTGTCATCGGCGGGCCTGCTCGGCCTGCTCGGGCGTCAGGTAGGTGAGATACCATTCCGTCTGCCCGATGGTCGAGTGGCGCAGTAGCTTCTGCAGCTGGTAAAGGGAACCCCCATCCCGGAGGAACCGGATCGCGTATTCGTGGCGCAGATCATGGAAGCGCAGAGGCGTAAAGGGCACGCTGTCTGCACTGGCCTTGGCGGCGGCACGCTTGACCACCTCGCGCCACATTTCGCTGACGCGCTGGTAGGGGCCGCCATCGCGGGTCTGGAACAGGTAGCGCTGCCCGGCGGGCTGGCGGGCTACGATAGCCTTGGCAGCATCGGACAGCGGCACAACAGCAGCCTGACGGTTCTTTTGGTCGAACAGCTGCACCTCACCGCCGACACAATGCCGCCGCTCGAGCTGGGCTATTTCATCGCGCCTCAGGCCGGTGAGCAAGGCAAAGCGGCACAGGTCGCCAAAGGTGCCATGCATATGGGCAAAGATCCGCTCGATACATTCCGGTGTCGGCCGAACGAAGGGTGCGCGTTTCTCTTTGCGCTGGCGCCGGGGCAGTCGGGCTACCGGGTTTTCGTCCGGCCAACTGTCGAGCTCGCGCACGGTGTTGGCGATTGCGCTGATGACGGCCAGGTTGCGGTTGATGGTAGCGACTGACGCACCCTCGGCACGGCGCTCGGCCATGAAGGTGAGCAAGCGTTCTTTGGTAATGGACGCCCATGCCGTGCCAGCAAAATGCCGGTCGAGAATGGCAAGGATCTTGCGGTAGCCGTCCTCGGTTTTTGGCTTCCACTGGCTAACATGGGCGTCCCACCACAGGAGAACGGCTTGCTCCCAGGTGTGTTCGATTGAGCCGTGATAGGGTGACAGGCTGGCAAGCCAGCTGGTCAGGCGGCGTTCTGCCTCGCGCCGATCAGCTGTTTGTAGCGAGCGGCGATGCTTGGTGCCAGCAACGGTGACACAGCCATACCATACGCTGCCCCTCTGATAGAGGTGGCGCGCTCCTTTGCCTCGAGCCATGTCCGAAGTCTCTCCACGTCGAACGTCCAGAGGCGGCCCAGCTTGGCAGCGCCGGGCACCTCACCGCGCGCGGCCATAGCGCGGAAGGTGCGCTCGCTCAATCCGCACATGGCGGCAGCATCGGTCAAGCGGATGCGAGCGGTGATTGTGGTCTTGATAACGACCTGGCGCATTATCGACCTCGTTGATCCTGGCGGACAGTTGCCTTGCCCTTGAGAGTGATTTGGATTTCAAACTGGTGGCCGCACCATTCGAGCGGAAAATAGGCGTAGCAGTCTGGCACAAACAGCCGCAGCTTGTCGGCATCGGCCAGGACGCGCCGGCCGATGTAGTCGGCCAGTTCATGTTCGGCCATCACACTTCCCCGCGTTCGATTGCGTCTGCGCGAAGGCGTAGTTGTCCAGCGATTTCGTAACCGTCCTCGTCGCAAAATGATTTGGCAATATCGCGCATGATAGTCACAATCTGCGCCAGAGCATCCTTGAGCGCGGTAATCTCGCGCTGGGCTGCGACCAGAGCCTCATCCTTCCGCGCCACCTCTGCCTCAAGCTTTTCAATCTCATGATGCAGACGCATATTCTCATCACGATAAACTTGTGCGTTCATGAAAAGCACCGGAAGGTTTTGGCAATCGGCCAAGCTATTCTCACGGAAGTTCATTTTCACTGTGGCGACAAGTTTATGCTCTCCCTTATGCGGAAGGTGATGCTTGCCGTAAATTTCATAGGTGTGCGGCCCGACCTGATCCACTCGATTAAGTTCAACCATTGGCACCTCCCAAAACACTAGCAATAAAGGCATCAATGCAACCTTCGCATGGCTCATACATCCAAGCGCCATGAACGCACCTGTCATGCTTGCTGGATGTCATATCCATGCGCCAAGGCTCACCAAGGGGACGAGGCATCGTGCCATCCGCAATCTTCGCCAACGCCTCCCGCAGCCGCTCAACCTCGGCGGTCAGGGCTTCGATGCGGTCGGCTTGCTCCTTGCAAGTGGCGCAAAAATTGGTGCGGATGTTATCGGTCATGGCCTGCTCCTTTCACGATGCTCGCCTCCCAATTGCCCGGTTCTGCATTCCCAATCACCCGCACAACTGTCTTGTCAGAGCGGATAGCTTTCACGATTACGTAAACCCCTGCCATGATGACCGCATGGGTGTGATCCCACAGGCCAAGGCCCACGAACAGGATCGTGCAGATGGTGTCATTGTCCATTGCCGCCGGCCTTCATCTGCTCCGCCCGCTCCTGCGCCACCTGCCAGGCGGGCTTGCCGTTGATGGTGGCACCGCGCCGCCCGGAGGGCTGACGCGGCGCGTAGTACTTCTTGCTGTGTCGCTCGAATGCCATGTCACTCTCCTTGCAACAGGTCTGTCATGCCCAGACGGGTCGCTTCATTGCGGAGCATCTGATACCGGCGACGCGCGCGCTCGAGCTGGTCAGGCAGCACACGCAACCGGTAAGCCAGATACTTGAGCTCTCGCTCGCTCATGCCTGGGTGGGGCGCTCGGCGGGGAACGTCAGCCATGTCGGGATCCATGTCAGTGCTGCATCACAGTCAGCGTTCGACAGCTGTTTCCACACCAGGTTGACCTGCGCACTGCACAGGTCATGCAAAGACGGATCGTCCATAAGTCAGCTCCGTGATGCGCGCCGGATTTGCGCGACGACGTTTTTGGTTGCGCGGTCTGCCTCGATGCTCCTGCCCAAAGGCAGGATGCCGACGAACCGATTGGCGAGGATGATCTTGCGGTGGCGATTGCCCAGCTCGATAGCCCAGGGTTTGCCGGTAGCATCGAGCGCACGCCGGATTGCAGCAGGCAGGCGCTTGGTCATCAGTGCCGTCCCTGCAGCACCTCGGCCACGCGTCCGATGTTGACGTTGAACCGACTGGCCAGCTCTGACTGCGTGATTTCGGGATCATCTTGGAAGGCTTGCCGAATTGCAGCAGCCAGGGCAGGGGTCATGGGCTGCGAGGCATTGGGGCGGCGACCATTGCGCATTCGCTTTTTGCGATAAAGCGCCAGCCCCCGTTGCTCGAGCAGGTCACAGATTAGTTTGGCCCGAGTGCGACTGCACTGCAGGATGGCAGCCAGTTCCACTTCGGGGTGAACGTCATTCATGCGGCGAGCCTTTCTTCCTGTGGTTGGATTGCTTCGAGAAACTCGACTGCTTTGCTGGCCTGGCTGGCTGCCTGCACGATGAACCGCTTGTCGCCGCGCAAGGCTTCGAGCCAGCTGGCGATGTAGTTCACGTGGTCGTTGCGGGTGGTCTGCTCGATCCCGAACTCGGCGCACAGGAAGGCCGCTCCCAGCTCGGCAATCAGCTCCTCGAAAGCTACACCGCCCGCTTGCTTACGCGCTTCGAGCCGGTCGAGCCGGTGCTTGGCTCCGGTCCAGTGGGTCGCTTCGTGGAACAGCACCGAGTAGTAATGCTCGGGCGTGTGGAACACCTCGAACGGTGGCATATGGATGGTGTCGGTAGCCGGGCGATAGAAGGCAGAGCCGCCGCCCGTCTCGAGTTGGATGGCATGGCTGCGATCCATCAGCCAACGGTCGAGCGCCTCGAGCCGCTGGTCAGCCGACAACATGGTCGGCACCGGAACCTCGGGTGCGCCTTCGACCTGGGCTTCGTTGAATACGTAGCTGCCCCGCAAGATTAGGCGATCGTCCTTGGCCGTCTCGCCTTTGATCACCTTGTAAAAGATGATCGGGGTGCCGCGTTCGCCTTTGCGCACCTGTGCGCCGAGCTCCTGCCATTGCTTGAAGGTGGCCCAGCGATTGCTGGCATAACCTTCGGTCCACAATGAAAGGACATTGACGCCACGGTAGCGCTTCTTGGTGACAGCATTAATTGGCAGGCCGCTGGTCATGCCATGCCAGCACGGACGCCACTGACCGGCAGTGTCTATGCTGGCCAATATGCGGTTGGTCATGGTTTCGTGAAGGTCACGCATGGCTCTCTCCAAGGAAAAGGGGGGCTCCGCCGGATCGACAGGAGGGGGAGGTGGCGAAGCCCCCAAGGTGGCGGCGCTGAGGGAGGGCGCGCCGCTAGATCCCGACTTGGGAAGGGTCGTTAGTCCCAGCCAGGAATGTCATCATCGAGCTTGTCGCCCGGCCAGTTGTTGCTGCCAGAGCTGGTGGCTCCAGCATTGTCAGCTCGTTCGCTCGAGAGGATCTCAAGCTTGGAGCCGAACGACATGGTGAGATCGAGCGAGGACTGCGGTGCGCCAGCATCGTTGGTAAAAGCACGGGCCGAGGGCTCACCTTCGACAAACAGCTTGCTGCCCTTGCGCACGTAGTCCTTGAGGAACTTGATCTTGTTCTCGTCGAACACGGTCACGTTCACCCAGGTCGTGATCTTCTCGCCCTTGACCTTCTTGTTGGAGGCAAGGGAAAACCGGCACAGGTTGGTGCCACGTTCAGTTGTCTTGAACTCAGGGTCTTTCCCGAGATTGCCGATCACCTGCATCGTCAGCATGGTTTATCTCCTTTTCGTCACTGGTGATGGTTGCCCCGCCCGTTTCGTAGATCTTCGGGGTGGTCCCCTATTAGGCTAGAGGGACGGGCGGAGCGGGTTGTCCTGCGGTCAGCCCGCCACAGGTTCGGGTTCCTTGGCCGGGGCAAGCGCCTGCTTGCGGGCGGCATAGTGCTGGCGTGCAGCGGCAACCTGAGCGGGGTGGCTCTTGGCCAGCGCATCGACAGTGGGGCGGTGCTTGGCCAGAGCCAGCTCGAGCATCTCGAGCGAGGTGGCTGCGTTGATCGACGCCTTGAAATCGTCGAGCGCTTCGATGTTGGCGACCCGGGCGCTGGCCGCAAACTCGGCACCGACCTGCTCGACATATTTGCTGTCGTCGAACTGGCCCATGTGCACGTCGGCACCTACGCCGACGAACTTGAAGGCGTTGTTGATGGCATCGGTGTATGCCTTCTTGAACGCCTCGTCGTCGTGGAACAGTTGGCCAGAGCTGCGCTTGGTGATCACCTTGTCACCGCCCACGCCGTAGAAGAACTGGCCGGGGTTGGTGTGCCAGCAGCGCACGTGGCAATAGACCAGCACCTCACCGTCCTGGCCGTGGACCAGGTGGAAGGTCGGCTCCTCCATGCCCCAGCCTTCACCGACCGGGCCGAACTGCTCGGTCAGGCGCTGGACAATCCAGATCGGCTTGAGGGCGGTGCCCTTGAAACCGCCAGCCCGGCTGAACCCTTTGGTGTGGGCGGGATCGGTCTTGCCCAGCGCGTCCCATAGGCGCGTGTTCGATTGCTTGGTCACTGTCTTGTCTCCTTGATGCGCCAGACCTTGGCCATGCGCCCGCTGTTGTTGGGGCGGCGCAGGCCGGTATCTTCGATTTGCTTGAGCTTCGAGAGCTCGGTGATGCGGGGCCGGATCGAGAGGATCGACAGGCCCAGCTGCTGCGCCACCTCATCTGGTGTGGCGGGCTGACGGGCGATGACCCGAAGGCACGCCGCACGAAGGCGAGGCGTGTTCGGGGCGATCGCCTCGGCAGCTGCTTTTGCCGTTTCGTATTCCTTGAAGCCCGGCTGATTGGGGTAATCGAACAGGTCCATGTCATCGGCCCTCTTGGCTAGGCCCAGTGCTGCCCACACAAACAGCAGCAACAGGCCGTAAAGCCCGGCGCACAGCCAGGCGGTCACGAGAAGCGGAGCGCGCCACGCTTGTCGCGCTTGATGGTGATGCCGCTGCCGGTGCACTCGCTGGCGTCGGCCGGCACCAGTTCCTTGAGGCCAGCCTTGGCCTGGTCGAACAGGCGCGCAGCCTCGGCGTGAGTGATGTAGTCTGCCGCGTGCACGGCCCACTGGTTGTTGCCAGTCATGTCGTAGGGACGCAGCCCGTCGATCTTGGTGGTGACACCGATGCGCTGCACCTCTGCGAGCTTGGCGGTCGGGGTGATTTCGGGCGGCACCTGGTTCTCGACGTGCCACCAGAAGCTACGCTCGATCTGCAGCAGCTCGTTGATGTAGTCCTCGTTGCGCGTCACCTCGCACCACTCGGGCTCGGTGTTGCCAGCAATGATCGAGAACAGGATGAACGGCGCGCCGGTCACGGCCATCGTATGCTGTAGCTGCGGCATATAATAGACCGCTTTGTCGCGCAGGTTCTGGCCGCTGCTGGTGTGCTTGGTCTCGACCGGCACGGATTTGGCGGTGTGCCAGCCGTCGAGGTGAGCGAACATGAAGGCGTGTTCGGCATGATAGTGCCGATGCGCCGGGCGCTCGAGGCGGCAGTCATACTTGCGCTCGAGCCAGTCGAGGTGGAACGCTTCGGTGTGGATGCCGAGCTGCACCCGGAACACGCCGGACAAATCTTCCGGCTCGGCTTCGCCCACTTTCTCAAGATAGAGGCGGTGCCAGTCACCGTCGATCAAGCGCTTGGCGTCCGATGAACCGATGCCTTCGCTGCGATTGGAACGGATGGTGTCGAGGGATGCCATGTGTCTCTCCTGTATGCAGCATCATACTGCATATGTGCAGTATCTCAAGCCAAAAAAAAGGATCAGCGCAGCGCAAGAAGTGCGCGCTCAGCATTGCGGCGCGCATTTCGCAGCGTCAGCTGAGCCGTGTTCATCACGGACTGTTCGTGCTTGCCTGCTTCTACAAAGTCGGCAGGCAAAGGGAGGCGCGGCCACTTGTGGGTTGTGACCAGCTCGTTGCGTGCTGCCCGGAATACGGGAGCAGGCATCCGGGCCAGCGCCATGATGTAAAGGTCAAGGCCAACGCCATCGGGCACGGGCGCCTGGAACAGAGCGGCCATAGCCTCGATGGTCTTGATGATCTCGGCTTTGCCTGCCGGACGCATGGCCTCCTCGATGGTAGCCAGGTCGTTATCCAGCGTCGAGATCACTTCCTGCAACAAGCTGGAGCCGTGGCCGATCAGCTGGTCGGTCGTCTTGTAATACTCCGTGGCGAGCCATCGCTTCGTTAATGCGCTGAGCATTGGTTCGACGGACGCCTTCAATGCGGGATATAGGACGGGAGCGCGCGGCGAACCGGGCAGCGTTGCGGATCCAGTTGCGCCAGCTGGCACGCCAGTCTGCTCGGCGCTCGGCTTTGCTAATCCAGTGATCACGGAACCGATCTGTTTCATGGGCAAGATCCTCAAGGGTGAGCAGCGGGTGGTGTTCAGCTGCCCAGGACAGCAGCCCCTCGTCAGCACACCAGTTCTCGGTCATGGCCGTCAGCTTGCTGCGTTCTGCCTTCTTAGGCTTCATTGACGGTTCACTTGATGGTTTGGGTGTCATGGTGACACCAGGAGAGAGCTCAATTTGAGCACTCTTTGATGTCATGGTGACACTAGGTAAAAGATAGCTGTTGCTGGTTGGGCCACGCCGGGTGCGCACAATCAGGCGCAGCTTTTCAAGCTGGGCCAGGGCACGGATGACGGACGAGCGGGACAGGCTGGTGCGCTGTTCGATCCGGGCGATGCTTGGCCAGCACAAGCCATGCTTGTCGGCATGGTCGGCCAACGCCAGCAGCACCAGCTTACACGAGGGGTTGGGCAGGCATTGCTCGAATGCCCACTCGATGGCAGCGATAGCCATGCGGTTCTCTCCTAGGGAATTGTATCCGCCCATTCTTTCACCTTGCCTGCCGGGATCTCGATGATGCGGATGGAATGCTGGGCCTCGACCAGCTTGCGCTTCAGCTTGTAGAGGTCCATCACCATGCCCTTCACGTCTTCGACGTTATCGCGCAGGGTGCGGCCGAGCTCATCGACCACGGTATAGGCAAAGTCGGCAATGTAATTGCAGATGTGCACGTTGTTCAGGGCCACGGCATACTTGACCTGGCACCGTAGGTTTTCGATCCGGCCCTGCCTCTGCAGCTCGACCAACTGCAGATAGCGATCGGCCTCTGCCGAGCTGGCAAACCAGATGCCGTCGATGTGCTTGCCCTTGGCGTTATACTTGCCCTTCTTGGGGCCGGGCTTCTTGGCCCGGGCGATGATCCGCACACGTCCATGTTCGTCCGTAATCGAACGACCACGCCGGGAACGCTTCACAGCCGGGGCTGGTGCAGCGGCGGGAAGCGGGCTGGCGGGGGCGTCGGTCAATTTGCTTTCTCCTCATGGATCACCGTCAGTTTCACACCGAGTGCAGCGCACCAGCACATGAGAAAGAAAGCACCAGGCAGACGAGCTGCGGTTTCCCACTTGGCAACCAGCCCGTCAGATACACCCAGCTTGTAGTCGAGCTGCGCCTGGCTCCAACCCAGCGCCTTGCGCCGATGAACCAGCGCCTCGATCAAGCTCGAGTAATAGCTGCGCTCCTCATTGGACAGCTGCCTGCTCACAAGCGATGGCCGCTGTGCCGTTTCGTGCATCATGCCTATTCCCATTTCGTTTGATCTGGTTGCGAAGATAGGATGCCACCTTGATTGCGGTCTCGAACCGGAGCTCCGCTCCGTTCAGGGTCCGGTAGTAGGTGGACGAAGGCACGCCTGCCGCAATGAACGCATGAAGCAGCGAGATCCGGGCTTGAATAGCGAGCGCATCGAGCTGCTCGAGGTAAGAAACAAGGCGGACAGGGGCAGTAATCGTGCTCATGGCGGCACGAATAATGCACGAATGCAGCACAGGCAAGCGTCTATGCAATTAGCCTAGGGACAAATACCTATTGTATTGAAAATAAACGCTGCGCATATGCAGTTGTATCCAGCAGACAAGGAGAGACGTCATGCGGGATTACGGGGAATGGGCACGCAACTCGGTGCGTGTGTGGATGCGTAACGTAATGGCTGATAAGGGATGGTCAGCAAATGAGTGGGCCAATCTTGCAGGCACCAGTGCAACGAACATCACCAGGATGTTGTCGCCTACCAACAAGACTGTCCCATCCATAGATACCATAGCCAAGTTAGCAATGGTGGCGGGCAGCCAGCCCGCACTCTGCACGGCAGAAGCAGCGCAGCAGGCGGCTGCCTTCAACGCTAACTTCTGCCCGCAGTGCGGCTATGATTTGCGACTGGTGGCTAAGCCGCCGCAGCCGAACGATCAGACGCCTCGAGCTGGCTCCGCAGTTCGTCGGCGCTAGCCTGGGTATAGGTAATCGGCAGAACGTCGAAGCCCTGCGCAACCTTGCCGTCGGTTGCATAGACCGGGCCGTTTTCAAAGCGGTCATCCCAGACAGTGGTATACTGCGTGAGCTGGGTCAGCGTCCGGGCAAACTCGAAGTTCTCCGGCGTGGCATCGAGCAGCAGATAACGATAGCCGATCGGCACCTTGATCATCAGGGTTGGGACAGTCAGAGGCATGGGGTATTCTCCCTCAGAAACGGCGTGACAATTGCTGCACCTTTGCGCTGATCACGCTCAGCTCTGCGCAAAGGGAATGGGCGGTGTCCAAACTGCGGCCACGCAGTCCAGCACTGCATAAGCGCAGCACTAATTGCTGTGCATCAGCTTGGCAAGTGGCGATTGCATCGCTCATCGAGATGATTTCGTTGGCGATTTCCAGTTCGGCAGCGGCGATCAAGTCGTCGGCATCGTAAGCCAGGGCCAGGTGTGCCATTGGTTTTCCTTTCAGCGTGGGCTGCTCAGCGCAGCGACAAGAAGTGCGCCGATCACGGCAAGTGCGGCGCACATCGCAGTCGCCAGCAGCAGCCGGATCATTTCATTTCGTCGCTGCCTGAGCTTGATGGCCCGGCGCTTGGCGCGCTCGGCCATGATTTCCTCGAAGCGATAGGAACGGATCTCAGTCATTTCATTGACCTCGATTTCATTTCATTGGGCGCAGCCGATCAGCGCTGGGTGCCCAGCGTGAAAGGCCCGCCGCATGGCGGCGTTGTGTGCGAGCCTGGTCCCGGCCTTGGTTCTGGCTGAGAGCCAGACAAAAAAGGGGAAGGGGCCTGGCCGTCAGGCCAAGCCCCGTTCCCCTTTGTCGCCCAGCCTAGCGGCTCAGGCGAGCCATGCGCTCAGCGTGCGCATCGTGCACCTTCGGTGCGGCGAGACGCTGTGCCCGCGCCTTCTGGCGCTGCGCCGCCTCGCGCATCGCCTTCGTCTCGAACTCCTCACCGATCGTCTCGGCATAGGCGTCCTGCGCCGCAGTGAAGGCGATGGTCAGCAGTGCCCGCTGGTATTCGTAGTTCTCGACCCAGCGCTGTGCCGTCTCGACATCATGCTCGGTCGCCCGACCATCGCGTTCAGCCATGCGGCGCTGACGCAGCTGCGCCTGCGCCTGGGCGACACGCTGCGCATTGTAGTCGAGCATCAGCTCGAGACGTTGGCAGACGGTGCCGGTCAGGAACGTCTGCAAGGACCGCAGCGCGTTGACCATCTCGAGCTCGCCGGTGTCCTCGGCACCAGCAGGCAGGTCGACGTTGACCGGGTATAGTTTGCCGTTGTCAGCGCGGCGGCGCAGTTCCATTTCGGTAAACACTGAGGCCAGCCCGTCGACTGCCTGCGTGATGCCGGCGGTGATGCTCTCGACGGTGGGCGCTGCGGTTATGTCAGCGTGTGCCTCGGCAGCGCGAACGGCGCTGTTCACAGCGAGTTCGCCCGGCAGCTCGGCGGCAATGGTTTCGATGGCGGTGGTGTTGTTGCGCTTCGTCATGATCTGTCTCTCTTTTCTATCAAGTGGTGGTGATGTGAGGCGTCCGTCGCCTCGCCTGCCGGGGTGACGACGCCTTACAGCGCCGCCACCTCTCTCTTTTCTCAATGAACCTTCTCGATCTTGCTCCCGCACATCGGGCAGCAGAGCTTCGCAGCACCCTGCTCTATTTCGGTCAGCACGAACTCTTCGTCCTGCATCAGATCGAAGTGGTAGTCCTCGATCTCGTTCCAGTGCGTCCGCAGGGTGCCGTTCAGCTCTGCGAAGGCGGCTTCGATCTCGGCGGTCAGGATTGTCATGATCGTTCTCCTATTCAGCGCTACCAAGCTCGTCCCGGTAACGCAGCCGCCACTCACACTGCGGACAGCGAGGCGGTCACCGAAGGCCGAAACGAAGTGGAGGAGCCCGTTAACCGTCACCACGGTTGGCGGGCTTGACTGCCGACGCCCGAAGGGACCGGCCCATCGTGTGCGCCGCGTCTGCAAGAGCTGCGATCCACGCTCCCAGGACATAGCAAGCGCAAAGAGGGGCCGGTCTGCCGCAGTGTATTGGCGGCCCGAAGGGGTTACAGGGGACAGAGCTTTGGTGTGTGTGGTGTCCCCTCGCGCAGCGCGGGCGCCAGCCTGGCGGCGGTTAACAGCCGGGCCCGTCCGAGGTAAGGAGGACACAAGAGATCAATCCGCTGTCGGCCAACAGGCCCGGCCCGCCGCCATGCCAGCACGCGCGAGCATTCGATCACGCGCGCGGTAGCGCGTCCTTTCAAGGACTTGCAACCAGTCCATTGACGCGCATTCCCGTTACCGGCTTCCTCGCGCGCGCGCTCTCTAGCTAACTCACTCTTAGGATCATCATGCTCCCAACCATCACCACCGCCAGCCCCGATAGCGGCAAGCAGCTAACCCCCATGCAAGCCGCTTTCGTCGAGGCTTTTGTCAGTAACGGCGGACAGAAAGAAGCCGCCGCTATCGAAGCTGGCTATTCCCCAGCTACCGCACGCTCCCAAGCCTATGAACTCCTTAGCAAACCTCACGTGATCCAAGCCGTCATGAGCCGGACCATGCAGGAACTGGTCATGCAGTCACCGGCTGCAGTCCAACGCCTTCATGATCTTCTCTCAGCCAAATCTGAGTATGTCCGGCTCCAGGCGGCACAGGATCTGTTGAACCGGACAGGGATGAAGGTTCCCGACCGTGTAGATCACCGTGTTACTGGAGATGTTAGTGTGCACATCGACCTGAGTTAGGGGAGGGGGGGTTAAAAAACAGTCTGCTGGTGTTGCGAGGGGTCCAACTCACGGATTTTTTCCCCCAAAGGTCCGCAGTATTAGAGACGTAACACGGTTAGTTTTTGGTGAGAGGAAGGTTTGATGGGTTTGTCGTCGATGATGAAGTGGGAGGATCGTCAGCGGTTGCGGGCGATTGTTCGGCGGGTTCATTTGCGGTGGATGCCGGAGAGTTTGTTGACGGATTATGAGTGCGACAAGTTGATTGATAGCTTCTCGGAGGAGGTGATCGAGGCGAACTTGAAGGCTGGCCGGGAGGTTGGGTTGGTGCAGTGACCTGTCCATTGTGTGGATGGGGTTGATTGGGGATGAGGGCTTCGTTTTGTAGATGGAGGCCCTTTCATGGCTGGATCGGTGATGATGGATGTGGCGGCCGTTCCTGGGAACGCTGCTGCGGTGACGCCGAGCGATAGCACGGTTCTTGATTGTGTTGGCCTCTATGTGGGCGGGACTGGCAATGTTGTGGTTGAGACGCAGCAGGGTCAGTTGGTGACGTTTGCGTCTGTTCCTGGTGGCAGTTGGATTTGGCTCCAGATTGCTCGGGTGCGGGCTGCGACGAGCGCGACCAGCATTGTGGCTCTCTGGTGAGCCGGAACGCGTTTCAGACTGTTCGGCGCACGACGCGCACTGGCGGGTTTTCTCCTGCTGGCACTGCGACGTTGATCCTTGATTTTGTGCCGAGCGATCCGGCCACGGATTTTTCGTTACGCCTGGATTTTTTGGGCCAGGCTTACGTGGTCCACACTGACGACCCGGTTCAGGCGGGTGCCTATATCAACCTCCAGGTTTGGAAATAGACCATGCCTCTTGTCCCCCAGAGTTTCAGCCAGCTCATCGACTTCACCCGCACCTCTGCGGCGACCTTCGTGAACTCTTCGGGCAACATCGCCTCGACGCCCCA